ATAATTCATGAAATCTTTTACTCTGTGCGCTTGCTGATCTTTTTGTGGGTTCTTCACCCCTAACACTTGCGTTCTTACTGGACCGTCTGCTGGTAATAACTCTTTGTATGCGGTTGCTTGAAACTGTGTAACAGCTTCAGCTAACACAGGGTGCGTTGCACCAGAAGCTCCTTGAAACGGCTCCGTTCTATTTTCGTACTTAAATCCTAATAGGTCAAGTCCATCGGTATAACCTTTTTCCCAATCTTTTCTTGACATCTTATAATCGATGTAATTATTTTTTAATTCAGAACCGAGTGGTTCTAAAATATCTGCGGGTAAAATATCTGCTAAATTATCAAAGTGTGATTCTGTTCCAGGAATATTAATTGCACCTGGTTCAAAGTCGATGGTCGCGCCACCGTCTTCTTCGGGTATAACTTCAATGGGACCTTTTTCAGGAACCTGTTCTTCGATGTCAACTTGTTCCGTAACCTCTTCGCCCGGAACTTTAATCTCTGTTCTTATTTCGCCTGGAAGCGACTTGTCGATTTCTGCCATTTGTTTTCTCCAATCTTACAGTCTTAACTTGTTTTAAGGGAATATTCAAGCCCTGTGGGTTTGGTCCTCTTAGAGGAGGTATAGTTGTTGTTAGCTTCTTTACCACTAGAACCCTCGTTTCGCTAGCTTGGGTTTTCTAATTAGACCACCTTTAAAGTTTGGTTTCCTACCTTTTAACCTTTTCGCAGTTGATTCAGCAACTGCATCTCTAAACTCTTTTCTTTTTTTAATGACTTCATCAAAACCTTTTTTTACCATTTTTACAGCAGAGGGAGGTAATTTTTTCTTCGCTATTTTTAAAAGACCTTGTGTATATTCTTTAGCAGAATCAAGTCTTGATTGTGCTTTGTTTAGATTTTTAAAACTTCCACCACCAGATGTTTGAGCTTTATTTAATTTTTGAATCTCTTTTCTAAATTTTTTTAATACTGGTTTTGCCACCATTAGCGGAATGTTTTTCATTAATAATATGTCCTCACAGGTTTTACTTGTTTGTCTTTTTCATCATCATAATCTTCAGGATGCATGACAAGACCTCCTTGTCTAAATCTCATAATTGCTTGGGTCGTTGAGTCAACCAAGTCATCATGATCCCCGTAGGGGAATGCAGCACACTCTTCAACCACTTCTTCAGCGAACTTTTGATCTGGTGCCCATATCAGACCTGACTCAAAAAGAGGTGCGCACGAATTAACTCTGACATGCTTATCATTTCCTTTGCTCGGTGTAAAGTTAACAACAGGGATATCCATCTTACGTAATTCATAGGTTAAGGGTAATCCTGATGCTTTAGACTCAATAATCACCGTTTCAGGTTGCCAGTATTTATATTGCTCTAAAGCTACACGCCTTAACTCTGGAAACTCAAATCTTCCTTTGATCGCATCTAATAGCATGAGATTAGCTCCTTCATCTTGGCTTGGATAAAATACACCCCATGTAGTAATGGCAGAATAATCAGCTGACGTTTTTTTCATAAACGCTGTATCATAGGATTGTATAACGTGGTGAAGTTGGGGCAGGTGATCATGCTTCCATACTTTCCACCACTCACGTTTTAAAATCGCTCCTTCTTCTGATGTTGGATTTTGCATCCACTGTGAGTTCCATTTAGCAACGGGTAATGTGGCTTGTACTTTTTCTAATTCATCCATCTTCCAATACTCAGGCCAGACAGGTTGCGCCTCTGTTGTTCCATGGTCCATGATCGCCGGAAACTGAACCACGTGCCATTGGTCAGACTTTGCTTCTTTTTGATTTGCTAAAAGTAATCCTGTTAAATCTTTTTGTGACCAACGCGTCATAACTAAAACAATTTTACCGCCAGGCTGTAAACGTTGACGTGGACCTGATGTATACCATTCGTAAGCTGCCTCTAATGCTGTTTTAGATTGTGCGTCTTGTTCCGAGTGCGGGTCATCAATAATTAATAGATCCGCGCCCCGTCCTGTAATAGCACCACCTACACCGGCTGCGAAATATTCTCCGCCTTGCGCTGTCTCCCAACGTCCTGCCGCTTTACTATCTTCTTGTAGTTTTGTTTTAAAAATATTTTTATAAGCATCACTGTCGATAAGGTTCTTGGCTTTCCGTCCAAACCTTACTGCAAGTTCGCCCGTGTGGGTTGCTTGAATAATCTTGAGCTTTGGATCACGGCCCACCATCCACGCTGGCAAAAGATAAGATGCAAACTCAGACTTCGTATGTCTTGGTGGCATATTAATAATTAATCGATTGATCTTTCCATTTGCAAGATCGTTAAATTTTTCTGAGATATGTCTATGATGTGCACCTTCAATAAAATCTGGCCAGACGCATTTTACAAAAGACATGAAGTCATTCTTTGCTTTGACTTGCACTTGTTTCTCACGAAACTTAACTTTAAGTTTCATGTATTCCGTTCTAACGTCTATGGGTAGTTTGTTAATATCAATAGTCCGATTCATAAAAAATTTTTGAAAAATTTTTTTGCTATGCCTTTTTATTTCGACAAGTATTTTACGGGGAATGAATGTGTAAATCAAGCATATATATACACATATTAGGATCCCTTTCTGCGTCAAGGGTGGACGGGGTCAAAAAACAAAGCAAAAAAGCAAAGCCGTTTGAGACCCCTACACGCATAAAAAAACCCCGTCCATGAAACATGAACGGGGCTTCTCTTTTTACGTGGGAGATTGTCTATTTTTTAACCAGCTTTAATTTAGCTTTTTTAAAGCTCTCGTTTAAATCTTTTTGGTGTCGTTCTTTTTTTTTCTGTTCGGCTCTATATTCACTGTACAAGAACCACGCGCCACTAATCAAACAACCACCAATTATTATTCTTAATTCTAAAGGCGCTTGTGTAAATATTTCTACCATTTTTTGACCCTCTTAATTTGCGCGTCTATTCTCTCAATGTTTGCATTTTCTTTTTTTATTCGTTCGGTTCGTTCGTTCTCACTTTCAAGAGGTGGTTTTATAAACCCTCTTTTTAAGCCGTACTTAATAAACCCCTCTTGCCATTTTTTTGATACTGTCATTCGTTGCCCTCCATAATATCTCGCAACTCGTCCAACATATCCCCACTCTCGTCAAAGTCCGAAGTTTCAAGGTCAACGGATTTTGCGACTTCTTCGTCTGTCATGTCGTAAGCTGATTTTATTTTTTCTTTATCTGTCATCTTTTCACCTTTCCGTTGATTTGAAATATAACAGTTGACAACTATGTTGTCAATGATATTATAGGACTATGAAAGCAGAAAAAAAAGACGCTATTGACTACCTAAAAAAGAACCTAAAAAAAGGGGATACTTTATTTACAATAGTTACTAAGGTCGCCCCGTCTGGAATGTCTAGACGTATTAAAGTTTTAGACATAAAAGACGGCAACCCTAGTTATTGGTCTTATTATGTATCAAAAGCATTAGGTTATAAATTAAAAGATGACGGTTCTTTATTGGTTCAAGGTTGTGGTATGGATATGGGATTTCATGTTGTATATTCATTGTCGCAAACTTTATTCAATGACGGCTACGCATTAAAACAACGTTGGCTCTAGTAGCTTGAGCCGTGAACCATTGCACCGATTGGGTTAAAATCCTGTGCACTTTGAGCAATGGTTCGCGGGTCAAGTCGCGATCGCTGACATTGTGTCGGAGTAATTACCGAAATAGTCAAGTTGGGTTCGACTGACTTGACCGTCATTTTACCTTTTAGGTTGACCCGTGAACCGCAAGCGCGGTTCATGGGGATTTTAAATTTTCAAACACCAACGCACAAGCGCGGAAGTCACAAGCGACAGGCTTAATTTTCATACCATAACGCACAAGCGACATGATTGATGAACCGTGGAACAAGGACAATGAAGAAGTTTTCATGGAACTTGGAACGAGGGTCTCGGCCAAGATAAATGTATTTTTCGGGTGTCGTTTATGCCAAGCAATTTGATGAGGCGAAAATCTTATCTTGTTCCCTTTTACGACTTTTAATTCAACTGTGAAAAATTGGTTATTTTTATTGTACCCCAATAAATCTGGCATACCTAAAAGGCTTAAATTTTCTATTCTATTCCAAGAAATAGACGGGATATTTTTCTTTAATTTTTGATATAATTTTCTTTCGGGTAGCATGGCATTTTTAAGGCAACACTAACACAAAAAAGCCACAATCTAAAACCTTAAAAATAGCCCTTGACAATAGGGACAATGTTGGAGTATAAGGGAGTATGAAAGCAAATACAGATAAAATATATAGCACGGCTCTGGTTTATGCTTGTTATTCAAACGGACAAAAGAAAGTAAATGATGTGTTAATTGAAAAGATATTTAATGATTTGGTTAATTTATCAGACGAGTATTTTTTTGATTGGAGAGAGTTTATGAAAAATAAACTAAAAGAGGACGTATGAAAGCAAAAAAGAAAAATATACTAGTGGAATTTGATGTAAGAGTAGGCGAACACGAACATAGAGATTTTTATTTATTCAATAAGAAAATGTCTAATTGGGGATACTGTAAAGAATTTTGGGGTTTAAATAAAAAATTAAAATTAAGCGAAAATATTTTTTGGGATAACAACATGATGAACGCAATATCTGTTTATCACGAACAAGAAATAACGGACAAACAAGCCAACACTTTAAAAGAGCTAGGAGTGTGTTTTTAAATGAAAGCAAAAAAGAAAAATAACGAGTGGGAGTGGGAAAGTGTAAAGATTACACTTACAAACCCAAATGGCGAAACAATAGAATTAAATAGTTTGGACTTATCTGACTATTGTATGACAACTTTACATGATGAAATACAATTTTATGTTGAAGAAGTAGAGGGGGGAGAGCTTAAATGAATTGGAAAGATAAAAGATTAAAAGAACTTCAAGATATGATTGATAATGGTTGCCACCCAGAGCTGCTTATAGATGAATATCACGATATACAAACCACAGGCGCAGATAATTGGGAGCAGTTTCTTGAAGAACAAGAAGAACGAAAACTTAAATATCAACCACAATTAATACAATGGAGGAGTATCAAATGAATAGTGATCTACAAAAACAAATAGCTTTAATGAACGACCTATATGTGTCATCTTCAAGCTCTGGCAGATTATTCGCTATGAAAGAAGTAGTGAGAGACTTACAAGCG